GCGTTCATGAAAAAGGCTGGTCTCACCCCAAGCGCGGGCGAGGAGGTCCTCAAAACAGGCAAGCTCGATGGCGTCACAAGGGCAGCCGTCTCGAGGTACCTTATGAACCGGGTGCGGAACCCCGTAAAGGGATACAGGGACCTGGCTATCGGGTCGACTGGATTTCAGGTAGGCCTGAACTCTGCAGACCAAGTGCTCAACCCCAACGCCACCGAGCCCGCTGAAGGCTTCATGGGCGACGTGTTCAACTTCGCTCGACGCTGGGGCGACAACAAGCCACTGGCCGATAATGACCTGTTCACACTGTACGCGATCATGAAAGTCCCAGGCCGTACGATGGCCGCTGCTGCAGTCAAGCCGATCAAGAACAAGCGCAACACGGGACAGTTCACAGACCTGAAGAAGGGTGAACAGGCTAAGAAGGCCCGAATCGGTGGCCGTGAACACATGCACGAGAACTATATCGCTGCCAAACTCTCTGAAGTCGGTGACATCTCTGGCGCTCGGCCAGGCGCGAGGAGTTACAAGGCGGTCAAGGCCGAGTTCTTGGAGAATGCCGGCAGCCCCGAGATGGCTGCTGCGACGTACTCGCACATCCTGCGGGCCGCGCTCAACCGATCGAACTTCATGGAGCGTGTGCCCAGCATGCCCAACCTGCTAAAGATCTCGAACCTTATGGAGGCCGGTCAGGCCGTCCGACGTTACAGCGCCATCATGAACGATCTGGTTGCAGAGGCCTTGCAGAAAGGCAACATCAAAAAGAACGATATCGACGCTGCGATCGAGAACTTCACCAAGACACGCGGTGGCGTCATTACCGATGCCACCAGCGGTGTCGAGAGCGTCTTCCGGCCAAAGGACTTCTGGGTCGCTTGGGGGCAGTTTGAAGACCTAGCCACTGCGTCTAGCAAGGCCTTTGATGACGGCCTCGCTGCTCGGCCGGGGCTCTCTGCCGACATCGTGACCACTACAGACATCGATTGGGCTATGGCGCATCTCGCCGTCATCTACAGGGACTCGCCCACCATCACTGGCGATCAGGTGCTCGACCTGTTCCGAACGATGCCTGCCATCACCCACTACCCCGATGGTGGGAAGTTTGTCCGAGCCCTGACTCGAGACGGCGTGAACAACGTATACGATATAAAGGAACTCAAGAAGTTCCTGGAGACTACCAGAAAGGACTGGGCCATCTCACATGCCGAGTACACGGCCACCGCAGATCATTGGGAGTTCCTCGCACAGGCCAACGAGAGCACGGCCCGCGCTGCAAACCAGCACCTGACGGCAGGCGGAAAACTGAATGAAAACATAAGCGTCGACTTCGAGCACGCGACTTCTGCCTCCATCCCCATGTCTGACGCCAAGGGAATGCTCGCGGCACAGGCAGAGGTGAGTGGTAGTGTTGGGCTCGTACGGACTATCCGCGACAGCGCGGGAGGTCAAGCCTTCCGGTACAACACGGCTGCGGGCATGAAGTTGGGCGGGTACGACGTACGCTCTAGCGTCGATGGCATAAACCTGATCGGCAACAAGTCCGGCAGGCACGGCATGATGACGCCCTCGCTGCTAATCCGACTTGCTCCCGGAATGTCCGTAGACGAAGTCATGGACGTCCTGGTACTGGGACTCGAGCGTTCCGATGCCAACTCGGCCACGGCAGTCTTCCGTGGCCCGATCGAACTCAAGGATCTCAACCTGCAAAAGAACGCGGAAGAACTGACCTGGAACGTGGGCAAAAAGACCGAGAGAGAATGGGAGTCCATGCTCGACGAACTCACTGACCAGTGGGGCGACCGAGTCACGGCCAGTGACACGACCGGTGTCGTGAAGATCCTGGTCCCTGACCACCAGAAGCTTGACAGAACGGCACGACTCAATAAGGCCGACAAGATACTTGGTGGCAACCGCACGAGAGAGCCCGTCCACTTCATTGACGTAATCAAGAACAGGAGTAAAGCCAACCGTGCCGACGCCGTCGCATCCAGAAGTTACGCAACCGAACTTGCTAGGGCCGAACTCAGCCGACGATACCGCATCACCAGTGAGCTCATCGACGAAGGGGTCGGTGGGTACCCCGCTTCAGGAAAACGTATTGGAGACGATGCCCTTCAGAGAGTTCGAGCCAAGGGTCGAGGTGAATATCCCCTACGGGATGACGGCACAATCGAGCGAAGTTCGGAAACTCTATGGGAGCAGCAGCAAGGAGGAGGAATACTGGGCAGCTCAGAGGAGTTCCTTGTTCACGGGACAGAGGGAGGAGCAAAAACCAGCAAGCGATGGGAAGCCAAGATCGTCGAAGCCGGCATCCTCGACACCCCCCACGGAAACGAGTTCCGCCTCCGACCCGGAGACAAAGTCTATGCCACCGGAAAGCCCAGATCAAAAAACCGAGGTAGCGGCGGAGTCGTCGTCCGAGCCAACGGAGAGATCATCCCCTGGCTCCTCCACCCCAAGAAGCAGCGACCAGACGACTGGAACGCCGTCCTTGCAGAGGCCAGCCGAGAGGGAACTTGGTCCCGCTTCATCGACTACGGACCCAACCAGTCCTTCAGCCCTGTCGACATTCTCAGCCAGCACGGATACGTCCCCGCAGTCCGAGGACGAGTCGGTGAAGCAGCAGACGGGATAGGCGACGTCGTCTACATGGTGCTCGACCCCGACAATAAACACGGGTTCGCGCTCGGCCAGGTCAAGTGGAAAGACGCCAAATACTCGCACTCGAGCAAGCAACTCAATGACGCCACAAACGCAAAGACGCAGGCCGTGGAGGGCTACGCTGGCTCGCTGCACCCTGAGCGCGTAAAGCGTCAGGCTACTGTCAAGCTCAACTCTGAACTGATCGAGAACCAGCGGCTTCTGAGTGAGGTCGAGGATAAGCTCGCAGCCAAGCAGAACGATCTGAGGCAGAAAGACATCGAGCGCGTCATGTCCAAGGGCAGCAAGACGCGCCGGCCACTCCCTGAGCCAGGCACGTCCGGGGCCTCCGTCAGGGCCACGTTCCTACAGGAGGGTGTCGACGCTACCAAGGGTGGCGGGGCAACTCTCGATGCTAACACCTTGCTGCCGGCGCCCGGCTCAGGGTACTCGGTCGGGACGACACAGGGAACCCATGTGCTCGTGCCCCTGAATGCACCAGACTCAGAGATCGCTGCCGCGATCGAGAAGGTGCTCAAGGACTTCCCTGACGCAGAAAATGTGGGCACATGGAAGAACACCGTGGCCGCTGACGGGAATGTCGGCTACCACATCGACCCCATCACGATCCGCCACCAACGCCGAGACGCCGAGCTGCTAGCGCAGCAGAACGACCAGATCAGCATCCTCGATATGGACGTCATCTCCAACCCAAACTACGAGCCGATCCTCACCCCGACGACGCCAGTCCCGACCAACTTCAACCGCGCGCCCAAGTACAAGGAACTTCTCGCTGAGCGCATCGCCATCAAAGCGAGGATGCCCGGCCAGGCCGCGAAGAGTCGTGCGAACCAGGTCAAGGTCGAGACGATCAACCCCGGCAACGTGACGTTCATCGATGCGACTGAGCGCGGTGTCGACAACCTCGTGCCCCGGCTTGACGAGTCCCTTGAGGGAACACTCGACAGCCTGCCTCCCGGCGAGATCGCAAAAGTCCACGCCCTCGAGGCCGAGATGAAGCTGACCGGATCATACGTCAACGCACAGGGTGTGCTCGTGGACTCGGCCAAATATCGACTCAAGCGCCTGCCCGCGAAGGCCACTCCATACCAAGGCTTGGTCGCCGAGTCAGAGGCTTACAACATGATAGTCGGGTCGCGCATCGCGCACGAAGATGGCTGGCGAACCAATCTAACCAGTTACATGAGCCAAGCTATGAGCTTGGTGTTCTCGCCCGTCTTCGCTCTCGCGCTCCGACAGGCACAGCGGCAGGAGATCTACAACGAACTACTGAACAAGGGCGCTACGGTAACAGAAGTCAACCATTTCCTCGCAGCGCTCCAGCAAACTTGGCGGGACTCTTCGTTCCCATCCGTGTTCCTCGGGGCTAGAGCTATTCGTTCGGCCGACATGATGTCGCCGGGGCATATCAACAAGCTCGCACGAGATGGCGTCAAGAACTCGAAGACCTTCGAGAATGGCTTCGAGTTCGAGGGTTTTGCGACGTTCGACTTCGCTGACGTAATGCAGCGCACCGGATCGCGGACGTACCGTAATCTCGCCAATAAGTTCCCCGCACAGGAGGGGCGTGGACACCTCGGAAAACTCATCGAGGCCACTTACGGAAAAACCACTGGCACAGGCCAGACGATAGTCAAGGGCGGGCGCCGTGTGGTCTACGCGACGACAGTCGGCTACAACATCGGTCGCTTCATGCTAGACCCACGCTGGTACGCCATGAATATCCTCGAGGCTGACATCCTGGGCATGGCCCGGTGGGGCTCTAAGGTCCGAGGCGTTGCCGGTGGCGAGGCGAGGAACACAGGCGTTATCGGCAGCATGCAGGGCAAGCCCGCGAAAGTGGACGCTGACGTCTTCGTTGACGCGATGTCTGGCAAACGCCGAACGAATAGCCCTAGCCCCGAGGAACTCGAGCGTGCTAAAAAGTCCACCACAAAGGTCGACGATGCAGAGGACACCCAGTTGCTGGGGGTCGAAGAGACCCTCCACGTCAACTCAGGGGCTGCGGGCTGGATGGATCAGCGCAACCTGTACGGCTACGTCGCCGAGGCCGCGAAACTCGAGCGCCCACATTTGGCCAGCAAGCTGTTCCAGAAGATGGTCGATGACGGCAGCCCTGTCATCGACGACTTGATCGCACGCCACGGCAAGAACGAAAAGGCTTGGTTTGACGAGGTCGACGATCTGCTCTACGCCATCGACACGAAGGGAGCCAAGCGTGCTGTGCTGGATAACGAACTAGCGCAGCAGTTGATCAACGACCCGATCAATGGTGCGGCCTATGAAGAGTTCGTCACCAACCTATGGAAGCAACAGCGCGAGATGTTCAAGGACATCACTCGCACGTTCCACGGCAACATCAACAGGAACAACATGGAACGCATGCTCAACAGCCCGCTTCTGTGGTGGCCCCTGAGTTATCAACTCAAGACAGGCAAGTGGCTGATCGACGTACTCACCAAGAACGCCGGAGGTAGCGCCAGCGAACTGGCTGGCCTGGGCCTACTCGGCAAACTAATGGTAAACCATCGCTGGGAAATGGAGAACAACGACGAATACATGAAGATGTTCGAGGACCACCCGGCTCTATTCCGGGCCCTCTCGATGATGCTACCGATCACCCCATTCGACATGGGCGTGTTCATGGCTCGCTGGACACGCTACGCAGGTAGCTGGACCGGCGCACAACTCGGGCTGTCTGAACAAGACGAGTCCTATCCACAGGAGTTCACAGACTTTATGACTCGGGTCCTCGCACTAGGACCGCTTTATAGCGCAGACATCATGGGTGATGTCATCGGAGAACTACAAGAGTAAACAGGGAGTGGGAGCGAATAGTCGCCCCCAAGAAAGGAACTACCATGCCAGACAACGATACCACTGGTCAGTCGGAGAACGGAGATGCGCCAGCAGCAGCGCCCGCACCATCCCTCGAAGACATCCAGCAGCTTATCGCAGAAGGCGTCAAGGACGAGACAGAGCGTCGAGTCCGTGGACTGCAGTCCGCACATGACAGTCAGATGTCGGGACTGCGTCAAGAGTTGAAGGAAGCAAAGGCTGATCCAGATCAGTACGGCGCCGACCTGAGCTCGAAGCTTGAGAGTGACCTCGCGGCCTCCCGTCAAGAGACGGAAGCACTGCGGATCGCACGCGAGTACAGCCCGGAAGTATTCCCGCTGTACGAGGCAGTCCTCGCTGCCAAAGACCCGAGGGGACAACTCGATCTCTTGGAAGCGTTCGTTGCCGGCAAAGCGTCCGTGCCACCCGCCCCAGAGCCGCCCGTACCTACGGCGGAACCTGCGATCGTCCCTCCATTCAGTGATCCCAACCGACCAGTGCTGGCTCCATCAGTGCCATCCGACGTAAACCATGATGGAATGGACGCGAGTCTCGCGGACCAGATCCTCACGAGCATCGGGGGCTACTGGCCAAAGGGCTAGTACAACCAATCCAGAAAGGCTAACACCACAATGGCTAACACCACTGTCGCTGCCTTCAGTGCAGCGATCACCTTCACCGTTCAGGAGAAGGTTCTTGAAAACTTGCGGAACGAACTACTCTGGTCTAACCCGGCATGGGCCGAGCAGGGCCGCTTCGATCAGGCGTCAGACCTACTGACGTTCCTGACGTTCCCTGATCTGTCCTCGACCACGCCAGAGACGCCCCTCACAGAGGGCTCGCCACCTACTGCCCGCGCTATCACGATGACTACGGTCACCGTCAGCACGTCACAGTATGGTGACCTCGTCAACATCACCGACCTCGCCAAGGTCAAGGCACCCCGAGAAGTCATCGGGATCGCCAGCGAGCGCGTGTCACGCACCGCCCGCGAAGTCATGGACACGATCGCCCGTGACAACATCTTCCTCGGCGGCACTGGCTTTTATCAGGCCGGCGATACCACGCGGTCAGGCCTAGCCTCGAGCGACCTCCTGACCCATGCGGACCTAGTTTTGCTCCGCGCAACCATGAAGGCCGCGAATGTTCCCGTGCCTTCAGACGGCTTCTACAAGTTGATCCTTTCGGTCAACCAGGCCTACGATCTCATCTCTGAGACGACCGCGACGAACAGCTTCACGGCCCTGTCCCAGTACACGGATCGCGTGGCGGATGTCTTCAAGGGCGAGATCGGTACCATCGCTGGTTTCCGAGTCGTCGAGTCGGACACCGCTCCCACGTTCGCCAGCACTACCACGGTCTACGCAGGTCTCGCCATCGGCGATATCAAGGGCTGGGGCGCGGGTGAGCTCCAAACTCTTCGGACCTACCACATCACTCCGGGTGGTGATCACACCGATCCCCTCGCCCAGCTTGAGAAGGTCGGCTGGAAGATCAACTTCGGTGTCGCACCGCTCAACAACTCGTACTACTACCGAGTTGAAACCGCAGCGACTTCGCTCTAAGAAAGGAAGCACTAACAAATGGCTGCAATCGTTCGCCGTTCTTCGATCCTCCCCATCAGCATCGGTGCTGCTGCACAGGATGCCGGTGACCTAAACGGGGTCGCCGATGAAACCAACTCCTTCGATGTGACGGGCGCACTCCGCGTCCTCATCATCCAAGGCACTATCCAGGACGACACCGCCGGCACTGCTGGCATCGACGTCGTCCAGGTCAGTTACGACGGTGGAGTTCTCTGGGAGCCCGACACTACGGTGTTGCCGCTCGCTCAGAACGACGCCACTGGCACTGTCCAGGCTATCGGCGCTCTCAATACCGCTGGCGTTGAGCCCGCCACTTCAGCACTTGGTATCTTCAAGTGCGGCCCATACGAGGGTAAAGCTGCTATCCGAGTCGTTCGCGACACGGCTGGTGGCCTCCTCGACTGGGAAGGCAATGGCGGCACTGACTGGGCGACTGGCGCTCCAGCAGTAACCATTATCGCTATCGGTGGCGACCACGGTGGTGGTGCCCTGACGGCTATCGCCTAGACGGCGAGCGGCCCGCTTATGGGCCGTACTTCGGGGTGGTGGGGTTTCTCCCGACCTCATCACCCCACCCATACTCACTGAAAGGATAGCATGGCCAACGACCTAGAGACGATGCGCCAGCGACTGCGTGACGTCCTCTACGATGTAGATGACGAGACGTGGAACGCAGGCGAGAAGGACGACATCCTTGGCGTAGCTGTGCGTCGACTAAGCCAGCGTCTACCACGCCCACTCGACCCCACGGTCGCGGCACAGACAGTCACGTTGGTCACCCTGACGTACTTCTACGCTATCGACTCCGGCATCTCAAACATCGAGAAAGTGTTCTACATCAACTCCGACAGCGACAGGATCGGCTACTTGGAGGCCGGCTGGGAAGTAACTGGTGATATCACGGCAGGAACGGCGAAGCTCCATGTTGCGCCGAAGGTCGTCGAGCGCCTCGGCACTCTCCAGATCACGGGCACTGGACGGTACACTTTGGTTACCAAAGCCGCATCGCAGACAGCGGCCATCCCCGACGACTACATTCCGGTGGTACTCGCCTACTCAAGGGCGGAGTCGTACCGGCGTCTCCTGAGTGACAGGGCACGCTTTTACCAGTGGCAGAACACCAACCAGGTCCAGAACGTCAGCCTCAACGAACTGATCCAGATGGTCAACGAGGCCGACCGACAGGCTGACGACGAGTGGGTCAGCATCAAGCGATGGCAGCAGCCAGTGATCGGCCGCATCTAGTGATCTCGATCTACGACGACGCAGGCAACCGAAAGTCGATCACCTGGAATGGGTTGGAGTTCAATAGTCCGACCCTCGGCCGCATGGAACTACCAACGGGATACCGTGTAGACTACATCGGCTTCTCTACTCCGGCCAACTTCCATGCAGAGCAGGTGCAAGACATCTCGAAGAATGGTGGAGGCGTCATCGTCTACAACCCCCTAGTAGGTACCCGTGTGCTGAACATGCGAGGCTCACTTCGCGCTACGAACGAGTCGACTATCAACTCTCAGATCAGGGACTTGCAGCGAGCGTTCTCTCCACTACTCCTGCAGGGCACACAGCAGTACCTACACCAGTATGCTGGTGATGAAACCGCGATGGACGTCCCAACGGGCGCCACGGCCGTCTGGCCCCCACGAGCGGGCATCCCTTCGTGGGTCCGCTCCCTTCCCCTCAAGTTCACTCGCGTGCTGCCGGCAGGCGAGGCAGGCTTCAACGCCCCGACGTGGGCCTCCCTCTACACGAACGGGTTGTACCTTATGCAGTACCACGTCATGCCACTCGAACTATCCGACCCCATCAAGTCCGCAGTCGGCACCGGCTTCGGCGCTGACTATCAGGCCCAGTTCCTGGTCCTCGACGGTGGACGGAGTTTCGACCAGACCGCAACCATCCTGACTGGTAATGGCCAGTTCCCCGTAACCTGGGGACGAGCGCCTATGTGGCCCCGTATCTACTTTACGATGGATGGCGCTGGGAGCGCGACGGCCACGGTCACGACCACGGGAGCGCACATGAACACCGCCCTAGTTCTGGACCTGGACGCCTTGGCCAACCTCGACAAGGTAGACATCGATTGCCGCGACCAGACCATCCGATTGAATGGCACGCTGAACTCTGCGCTCAAGGCAAGCGGGGACTTCCCGGTCATCGCCGACAAGGTCGGGGGCTACACTACTTTCACTTGGACTAACACGACGAACATGACGGCATCAAGCAACAAGGTCGTTGCCCGAGAGAGCGACTACTTTTAGTGGCCAGCTACAAGGTGCAGTTGTGGTCGACGAGCACTACTGACTTCTCTACAGATGCCCTAGTCGCTGAGTTCGAGTACCCGATGAACCTTGGGTATGGGACGTACCTGAACGACATCGGCGAGGCGTTCTTCACCGTCAGCCAGTACGACGTAAAGGCGAACGTGCGTAGCCACGAGGGCAAGGGCCACATCGTGATCATCAGAGACGACGGCACCAACCAGGACGTCGTATGGCGCGGCATCCTGGCCGAGCACGACGCCAATGGCAGGGACGTAGTGTTTTACTGCTACAGTTACGAGCACCTGCTGTTCAGCCTTTACACCAAGTGGAACGAGAAGTGGCGCAACCAGAAGATCGCCGGAGCATCCGGCCGGCCCATCAACGACCTGTGGGCTAGAGCCATCGCCATTACCGACAGCCCTCTCCAGTGGGTCGGCACCGGCACACTGCAGGCTCCGACGAATACTACAGGGGGCACGTCAGAGATCACACTGAACAGGTACCGAACGAACTGGAAGCGCATCCTGTCCGCCATGCGTGAACTGGTTGCGATCTCTGCCAGCGACACATCGAACATCACGTACCTAGAGATCGACTACGGGAAACTCGAGAGCGATCTATCCGCCACCTTTAACTTTTGGAAAGACAACACCTCAGACGCCACCGACATCCGACTCGAGTGGGGGGAGAACGTCATGGACTTCAACGACAGGTACACCCCGGTCATGTTCAAGAACAAGACCCTCGCCGTGGGCACCGGCCCTCGCAACCAACTGTACCGTTTCGTACACACGGTAAAGGGCAACACGTTCGGCCGCAACACGTTCGGGATGCGAATGCAGAACATGTACCTGAGTTGGGTTCGCGACCGCAAGGAGCTCAAGAGAGTCGTCAAGCGACGCACCCGCCTGGCCCTGCGTGAGGATACCAACGTGTGGGTCAGGTGCTTCCCGGACTCCCTCGTGCCTTGGCGAGCCACGGGCTCCAGTCACGAACTAGGAGACCGCGTCTACACCGACATCGTACACGGCGTGACCAGCATCCAGAAGTGGCTTCACATGATGGGTGAGCAAGTCGTGTGGGTCAACGGACGAGAGTACGTCCAGCCCATGCTCGAGGAGCGCACAGGTTCTCAGGCCGCATACACAGGGTTTACGTGGATCGGGCCCACCTCCACTACGATCTGGAAACTCGGAGGTACGTCCGGCGTTACCGCTGCCGCTACCGCCAACCAAAGCGTGGCGATCCCAGACGACACAAGGGTCGTCTTGATGCCCTGGATCCAGGACAACAAGAAGACCACCAGTTACGTCACGGGAGTCACCCTTAATGGGGTGGCTGGCACCAACGCCGTGTCGCAGACTGGCGACGGAACCTACGACAGGTTCACCCAGATCTTCTCTTGGTACGCACCGAACGTCCCAGCAGGGGAGACGGTGACCCTCGCTGTCACGCACAGTGAGATCGCAGACGAGCACATCAATGGCTACGGGCTGGCCGTATCATCAGCCGACCTCGAGCTCCCAGTACAGATCGCAACGGGGGTCTCAGCCACATCTGAGTCGGTAACCATCGATGCAGGTTTGGTCCCAGGAATGGGAGTCGTGGCCATCGCGCACGACTCAGGCATCTACTCGGCGCTGTCCGGTAACACCATCCTGCTCAACGCACAACTCCTGAATACACATTATATGTCCGTAACCTACGAAGACGTGGAAGCAGCGGGCAACAGGACGCTGGGCGAAGAAAGTCTGAACACACCCTCAAGTGGTGGAGCGACACATTCGGCGGTCGGCATCATGGTTTCGGACGACGAGACATGAGAAATAGCAACCAGTTTTACGATGGAGGCAGCGAGGAGTTGGACAAGCTCTTCAACCGAGTGTCGGAGTCTCCGTGGAAAACCAGAGACCGCGACAACCAGGTCAGTGACGAGGTTCAAGACTCAGAGGGAGTCGAGTTCGAGCGTGGCGGTGAGTCGCTGGAACTCAGGAACGGGAGCCTCTCGAGCGGTCCCTCCGAGGACGACACCCTTACTATCGACGCACTGGAGAACGCCCTACCAGACTGGGACTTCGTGGCTGTGCAGGGAACGTGGTCCGTTGTCTGGACTGTCGATGCTAACGGACCCTTCGGCTACTCTCTAGTCGCCACTCAGTCCTCATCCAGCGCGAGCGATCAGTTCTATCTCGAACAGACCATCCCTGCGGCCTACTATCGACGCCTCGTAACGACCGTCCGGTCGAGCGCCAGCAACGCCAACATGCAACTCGACATCGTCGTGGAGTTCCTCGACGAGGACGGGGACGCCGTAGGCTCCACTCGGACTGGAGCGTACACCGCCACTGCTGCCACCACTGACCGACTCTGGAGGGAGCCCCCAGCACTGGCAATCGAGGCCCGCATCAGGATCGGCGTCACAAATATAGCAGGTACAGCCGATCAAACCCGCACCATTCTGTTCATTTCAGCGGACGATCCGCAGATGTATTCTGTGCAAATCACTGGTGTATATTCGTACCTTTCTCCTGCCGCTAGCACCGACTACGCCATGTCATATCCGAACGACATGATCCCTGCCGGTGTGTGGAAAGCAGACACAGAGGGCTTCGTCATCGGCATCCAAGCCAAGACCAACGACGCCATCTCTGCTGGAACCATTATAACACGTGTAGAGAATGATACACAGACAACGACACCTGGGCCTGACGCAACCCTACAAAACGGCACACTCGCGGCTGTGGCTACCACGAGCCTAGACGGGGCGACCACACCACACTTCGCAGCGAGTGACGAGCTCCATCTAGAGCTGTCGGGAGACGGCTCACTAAGCACGACGGGTACGGCGGACTATTGGGGTTCGGCCAGGCTCTTGCTATATGTAAATGACGAAGGAGATTGGTAAACAATGGGAGACAGGACGGACTGTCCGGATGCGCTAACAGAATGGACAGACAGAGATGATGAAGTGAACGAAGACAAGGTTCCGTGGTCGGAGTTCCTTAAGGAGATCCGAGGCTCCGAGTCTCGGATCAGAAAGGATCTGTCCGCTCTTGACGTCAAAGTCGAGAGGCTTGAGATCAATGAGGCTAGAAGGGAAGCAGCCTCCAGGGCTAAGGCCAGCATGGTGTTCAGTGCCGAGAGGGTCGTTGTCACAGTCGGCATCATCGCCGCTCTAGGTATGAGCCTCTGGTCGAACCTCTGAGTTTCTAACCCTGCTACCTGTGTGCGGGCTAGCCTTCGATACCTATATCTATCTAACGGAGTTTGCCAGAGGGAGTGTATTCGGTTTGTTCTAGGACGCGAGAGCGTTCACTCGGATACTGGGTGAGTATAGACTCCTCGAACAGGCTTGTCAAGCCCGGCACACGTAGCAAGGGGTAAAAACTTTGAGAGTTGCACGATCCTTCGGGACGTGTCATGATGGGGCTTATTCAAATCAGTATAGGGAGAAAACCGCTTGCCGAACCTAACGTGGACTAGCTCGATGGACGCAGCACTTTTAGAGGCTGTCGACCAGAACCCAGAAGCGACCTGGCCCGAAATCGCTGCCATCGCCAGTGTCTATACCCAGCTCACTTTAACCGAAGATCAGGTTCGCAACAGGCATCGCAGAGCGACTGCCGTCGCCAGTATGGCAACACCCGCACGGGGAGCGTTGTCGCAGGTGCGCGAGGCCCTGTACGCAGCCGAGGAGGAGCTAGAGGCGCTCAAGGCCAAGCAGACGGCCGGCGAAGAGATGATCTGGCGGATCGTCGAGCAGAGCCTTGCCGGCATCAAGATCGATCCCGTGTTTCCTCCGGGCCCACCTGACGCCGCATCACCTCAAGATGCAGTGCTCCTCAACTCCGACTGGCAGACAGGCAAGTTTATTCGCGGCGCCTACTCGAGCGAAATCGCTCAGAGAAGGGTCGCGGATTTTTATGCCGAGAGTGTACGGATTATCCAGTCTCAGCCTCGCCAAGTCAGGACGGCTCACTCGCTGTATCTGGGCGACCTGGTTGAGGGTGAGCAGATTTTCCAGGGCCAGGCGTACAAGATCGATGAGAGTCTGTTCCGTCAGATCTTCCGAGTAAGCGAGATGATCGTCAATGGATTGCGCCAGTTGCTGTCTGTCGTCACGACGGTCAATGCCGAGGGCGTCGGTGGCAATCATGGAGACAACGGAAGGGACTCTCATCCAGAGACTAACTTCGACAACGTCTCGATGGAGGTCGCTAGGCGCCTGCTCCGTGACGAGTCACGCCTGACCTTCCCCGAACCTATCACGCCCGATGAGAACCACTGGAGCATGGTGCATAAGGTAAGGGGCAAGGAGTGGTTCGGCCTTCACGGCAACCAGATCAGGTCACAGCCGAACACCAAGGCCACGCGAGACAAGCTGCAGGGGTACTTCAATGTGATGGGCCCGTTCGACTACGCGGTCACTGGGCACTATCATCAGGCCTTGCAGCAGGACGTCGGCAAGTTCACGCACTGGGCCGCAGGCTCGACAGAGAACGGCAACACGTTCGCTCAGGAGTTCATGGCCAGCGGAGCACAGGTCGGTAGCCAGTGGCTACACTTCCAGGACAACGAAGGGGTGACACAATCACATCTAATCCGACTGCAGTAGATAAGCTTGAACCAGACTACGTTGCCATCGCCGCTCGAGTTCTTGAGCAGCAGGACAGCACAGGCCCGCGCTGGGCTGATCACTACTCGCCGGGTTCGTTCGAGCATGCCTTCGCTGGCGTGTATCAGGAGGCCTTTGAGATCCTGGTCGAACGCCAGAACAAGTACGGCTCTGAGAACATCTCAAGCCAAGGCGTGTACGGGGTGGTGACAAGGATCGGCGACGACAAATTGAACCGCATCCGCCGCGCCCTCAACGGCAAGGTCGTCAACGGTCGCATCATCCTAGATCCGATCCCAGAAGGCGAGAGCACCGATACATTCGAGGACGCTGCGCTCGACATCGCGAACTACGCGCTGATCACCCTCGGCCTGCACCGGGGTCTTTGGGGCCGGCCATTGGAAATGGAACTGTGAGAAATGAAGGAGCAACTATGAAGTTCAGTTTCGACGAGTTTATCCTGCCCGTACCCCACCGCTGCCCGGCCTGCATGGGCCCTGATGCCTGTGGCTTCAACGGTCAGTTGGTGCTCCCTGTTGACTTCGGCAAGCCACCTGTCTGTGACCACAACGAGAAGCCCGGCAGGCAGTGCCACCCAGAGCCCATCACGATGATTGCATCGTCGTTACGTCGGAGAGGAACGGCAAGAAAGTATTCACTAACGTGAAGTGTACGTGGGAGATCATGGAGAAGGGTGAGGGCGACGATGTCGTCCTTGCCCACGCTTGCGACAAAAAGGCAGTGGTCACCTACTCAAAACTAAACCCTGAACGGCGCAAACCTGATGAGCCACGCCAAAAGATCCACCCGCGATGCACTTCGCATGACACGCCAGCAGCCCGCAAGGCTGCACCAGAACAAGGATACGAAAGGACCGAGCTTTGAACATGAACAATCTGGTCGACGAACCACGAGACATCTTGGCGCTCTTTGGCGGCACGGTGATTACCGCTGCGCTGATCGCGATGGTGTTCCTCCTGCCTGACGTTCGAGAGATCGTCGTGGGTTCGCTCATTACTATCACCGTCTTGATCTACAATCACTTCTTCAACAAGTCAGGGGGATCGAATGGTAGCTAGGACCGATGACTACAGGCCGCTGCTCATTAGCGAGCACCTGCAACGCAACGACATAGGGAAGCTCACCCTGTGCCGTGCGGCCTCTCTCCTGATGGGTGTGTGTGCTGCCACCAATGGTGAGTTCGTCACCAACGTGAACGGCACGACATGGGGCAAGGCCAAGATCAAGAGTGCCCTGAACAGGATGATGAAGGCAACAGGCGATGCCTCTCGGGACGGATACAACCAGTCTCACATGGATGATTTCCTTGTTGGTCTGGGGTTTGACTACGACGCATGGAGCAGGTTCAATAGGCCTTTTGATGACATCATCGAGAAGCTCAAGAACAGGCACGTCGTGTTCCTGGCTGGCGACGTGAAGCACACGCCGGCAAACAGTCCTCTCCGTAAGTACGTCGATCCCAATATTGGCCACGAGATCATCCTCGTCAGCGTTAACAAGGCCGGCGACAGGATCAGGTTCATCGATCCGATGACACCGCACGGCACGAAAAAGTACCTACGGTCAGCGCCGATCAAAGACTTCCGTCTGTTCGGTTCGGAGTTCAAGGCCAACAACGACTTCATCGCCGGCATCATGCGGAAGGGCTACTACACCCTAGCGAACACCGCCCGCCGACAGGCTCAGGCCCAACTCCGCCGCTTCGGCGTTCCATCCGAGATCAACTCGGTCCCACCATGCCCGCCTGAGACGGACTGCAGTAGCGTCGAGGCCCAACTCACTGAAGCCAATACCAGGATCGATGCGGTTCGGGCTGCCGTGTCGTAGTCCGGTACATCGTGAAGCCCTCCCAGAAATGGGGGGGCTTCTTTACGTCCAGAGTCGGACTTGACAGGTAGGACCGGGCAAACCTATACTCATTCAGCAGGGGGGAGGGACGCGACTTGACGGCCACGGACACTGAACCCCTGCAACCCTACTGAGGTCCCTCGGAGTCACGCTAAGTGCTCCCTCACTTGTGGCTCCGATGGAAACCAGCAGAAGATAAACAGGAGGTTGTCTGTACCAAGAGATAATCAATAAGATGTTCGTGGACGATCCTAAGAACGAGGATCGCTCGGGTGATGGCAAGCTCCATCCATCCGCCATCAGCGGGTGCGAGCGCAACGCTATCTACTCGTCACGCGGCGAGCCCGTTAGCAACCCTCGCGACGTGCGCTTTACCCGCATCATGGGCAATGGCACTGACTACCACATCAAGCTGCAGGCCTACCTCAAGGCCACCATGCCCGGTATCATCCTCGAGCCGGCTGTCAGGTGGGGGCCTATCACTGGCCACGGTGACGCGCTGCTCCCGGTAGCGCCAGACGGTGACGAAGCGTGGGAGTACGACCTGCATGGTGACTGGTACGAACTCCAGGAATACAAAAGCATCAGCCCTAATGGCAAGCGGTACATCGCCGGAACCAAAACCAGGACCCTCAAGAGCGGAGAGGTAAAGCTCGGGCGTGAAGCGGCGCCGAAGGACGAGCATGTACTTCAGACCCGCATTTATCACTACGGCCTCACGAAGATGGGACGACGGATGACGGACACGATCCGCATCCTCTACATCGACCGGGACGACTGGAGCACCCTCGAGTTCGAGGTGGCGCCGTGGACCGAGGAAGAGGGCAGCGAGTACCTCGAGCACATGGCTGAGTTGGAGGCTCACCTGCTCGATGGCACGCTCCCTGACCAACAGCCAGACGATTACTGGCTCTGCAAGATGTGCGCTTACCGCACGACATGTAAAGGATGGGAGTAAATGTCAGCAACACCTGAACAGATCAAGACTCTTGGAGCACCGACGCCAGCCGACGAGATCGGCACACGCCCCGCAATGGGGAGCTCTGGTGGCCTGAGCTACATCGATGCACGCTTCGTTGCACAGAGGTTCGATGACGCAGTCGGCCCTGAGAACTGGCAGGTCGACATCGTCTGGTCGGACGAGTTGAGCAAGGACGCCAAGCTCACCAAGGCCGGCAAGGCAATGGATGGCACTGAGGCCCACGGCCGCTTCCCGATGGCACGCATCGGGGTGTCGACAGACGCCGGCTGGGTTTGGAAGATGGACATTGGGGACTTCTCCGACATCTCCTCGGTCAAGGGTGGCGTCAGCGATGCCATCAAGCGAGCCGCTGTCCAGTGGGGCGTAGGCCGTGACCTGTATCCGAAGCCCGCCGACAAGAACAAGCCAGCCGTGCGCCAGAAGCGCAAGGCCACGACCAAGGCGGAGGCCAAGCCTGCCATCGCACAGGCCGCCGAGAATGCAGTCGTCGGGCAGTCCGGGCTAACTGGGCCTGAGAAGGCTCAACTCTTCGAGGCCCTCAAGTCTGCCGGAGTCCCCAACGACAAGCGCAAGGACCTGGTTCACACCATCACCGGCAAGACCAAGACCACCGACATGACGGCTGATGACCTCGAGTTGGTGCTCGCGTTCGCTGAGAACGGCGAGTACAGCGAACATCCTGCAGAGACGCCAAGGCTATCCAACAACTTCACCCGCGCGCTGGCAGCCTCGGCCGTTACGTGAGCCAAGCCGAAAGGGCGATCGTCGGGCACCTGCTCATCGATCCCTCCCGCATCCCCGAGGTGGCCCGGCGCCTGGAGCCCGCTCACTTCGGGGTGAAGAAGCACCGCGTCGCGTACGAGGGCATGCTTACGTTGGTGCGTGAAGGCCGGAAGGTCGACGCCATCAACCTCGCCAACATAGGAGTCGAGACAGGCGACCTGGCTCTCAGTGATGGCACTGCCATCGAGGACTACGTCGAGATCGTTCGGGAGGATGCCTTCAGGCGCCTCGTGGGCACGGGCCTGGGAAAAGTTGGCGACCTTGTGGACGACGGCCAGAGCCAGTCCAGCATCTTGGCCGGGCTTTCGGAGGTCATGCACGACATTACTGCCGAAGCCAGCGACGACAAGACTTTCAGCGCCGAGGATGCAGTCGCTGAATACAACGAGGTCCGCAGGACACGCAAGATCAAGGGAGTGGGCCTTAGTTACGGCATCCCTGCTCTCGACAAGTATTTGCAGCCGGCACACGGTGGCGACATGATCGTCGTGGCCGCACGACCAAGCATCGGCAAGACCATCGTGGCCGAGCACATCGCTGACCACTGGAGTGGCGGCAAAGAGGACAAGCCTGTTATGTTCATGTCGATCGAGATGAGCCTGGCCCAGTTGATGGACAGGGCAGTCTCACGCTGGGGTGGTGTGCCGTCGAGTGACATCGTTCGCGGTGTGCTCACGCCCGATCAAGACGTTCGCATCGACTTGGCCCTCGAGGCTCGCAAGTCTGTGAATATCTGGTACGTCGACAACCCATATGCCACGACCGATACGGTTCGTGCGTCTGCGGCCGAGGTCAGTATCCAGGCAGGGGGCCTACGCGGTATCGTCGTCGACTACCTGCAGTTGCTGGCTAACAAAGGTGACAACGACAACCAGCGTGTGAGCAAGATCAGTCGAGACCTCAAGGCCTTGGCGAGGGAGCACGACTGCCCCGTCCTAGTCTTGAGTCAACTCAACAGGAAGAGCGAGTTCCGAGAAGACCAGCACCCTATCTTGTCAGACCTTCGTGACTCGGGTGCAGTAGAGCAGGATGCCGATGTGGTGCTGGGGTTGTTCCGAGACAAAGACAACCCCATCGACGATCCTTTCATGGACGTCGACATTCTCAAGAACCGCCAGGGCCCACTGGCGCGTACAGAAGTAGGCTTCGACGGTGAGCGCGTCAGGCTAGTAACGGAGGACTGATGGAACAAGACGAGCTTGACTTGCAGAACTACCTGCTGGCGCAGGCCGAATGATGTCACAGACGGATGACTTCACCAACGAGGTGGTCGGCTGCCCTGCGTGCGTGGAAAGTGTCATCGACTCAGACGTTGGCTGGGACAACCATCGATGCGAGCCGGCTGCAGGTGGCTCGGTCCTGATCCAAGCCTCCGACACCAACGAGGCGTCAGCGGACGCAGCAGCGCAGGTCCTGCCTGTGCTCGACCGCCCTCTCGAGTGGCTGGCCGAAGAGTGTTCTGCCTGGGCTGATACCCTAGGACTGGGCAACTGGACTATCCAGATGGGTGCCCACTTCAAGTCCGACACCGAGGACGCCTATGTCCTCAAGGAACGTCGAGAGCAGTTCGCCACCATCTTTATCAACCCGAAGGCCAGCTCGACACAGGCCCGCAGGCTCATCGTCCACGAGCTCCTGCACCTCATGCTAGATGGCATCGAGTTCATCGCCATCAACAACCGATCCGTCACCACGATGGACCTGTTCGAGGTGGAGCTTGAGCGCGTCATCAACACGCTTACAGAGAGCCTGACCGGGGTGGCTTGGGAGCCCATCAACCCGGTCGTACGGAAGAACCATGAGTTCGAGGACTAAGGCCGAGAAGGCCAGAGAAAAGTACCTGCAGCGTGCTTACGGCATCGGGCTTGATGACTACGAGGCACTGTTGGCAGCACGCGGGGGGGCATGTTGGATCTGCCAAAAACCACCCAAGAAACGTCGACTGCATGTCGACCACGATCATTTGACCGGCAAGGTGCGGGGCCTCCTCTGCTGGCTGTGCAACACAGGCCTTGAGAAATATCATGACAGACCTGCTATACTAAGGCAGGCAGCAAGTTACCTAGAGTCCCACAAGGCTCAGGATATAATCGAAAGGAGCCAATCGAATGGCATCACGAGAACGAGTTAACAAGGCCAGCGCAGGACGAACCGCTCAGGCGGAAAAGCCCCTCAAGCAGATCGCTGGTTATGCAGGGGCAGCGCCCGAGGTCCGCTTCAACCCGAATGGTGAGGAGTTCACGACGTTCCGCGTCGGCGTCAACCTGTACTACGACGATGAGCGCGACGACTCGACTAAGTGGTACGGCGTCGCCGTCAACAAGCCTGCGGTCCAGGACTGGGTACTCGAGAACGTCAAGACCGGCACGCCCATCGTCGTTGAGGGCACTGCCTCGAAGACCGAGAAGGACGGCAACGTATACTTCAACATGACCGGCTACAAGGTCGGCCTCGTTGACTGGTTTGTCTCCGGCCCGGATACGTCTGTCGACGACGACGACGAACTTTGAGCCCAGACTTGGAGCTGTTGCCGGATGCGGACTTCACGATCCGCACCCTGACGGGAGCGTTGGTGTCATTCGCCGAGTGCCCGTACCCTCCGGTCGACGACGCCTCTGAGAACATCTACCAGATGGCAGCGGCTCACCACTTCGAGATCCTAAACTATGAGACAGGCGTGTCGGTTGAGGCGATCTGTGACAAGTGCCTGCTGCTGGCTGAGTTCAGCATCGCTGATGTCGGCGTCGACACCGGAGTACCGGTAAACTAAGATGAGAGACTTCCTTGACTTTCTCATGCCCAGACAGGGCCTCGTAGAGATACGAGCGATCAAGGATGGCAGGGTCCATCAGTGGTGGGAGTCCGATCGGCAGGCTGCAGTCGATCGGGCTCTTGCCGAGTCCGCTTCTGGCAGCGACAGCTACTATGGCGTACTGCCACGGCTGGCGAGGGGCGGCACGGCACGTGATTGTGCGCCCAGCACCGGCGTGCTATGGGCGGACCTTGACGCCAAGGCTATCGGCTCGAAGCATGACGCCCTCATGGCATTGACTCGCTACAAGTTGTCGCCATCTGTCGTGGTCGACTCAGGCCACGGCTACCATGCTTACTGGAAACTCGATAGCCTCGTGGATTGGGAGGATGCGAAGCGGGCGATGATCGGCATAGCGAAGGACCTCGTCGGCGACCACGTCTACGACCAGCCTCGCATCCTCCGCATCCCAGGTACTACGAACTGGAAACACCAGAACGCTCCTGTGCCGGTGAGGACGGTCGTCTTCAATACGACCCAGGTCATGAGCTTCCGTGACTTCAGTCGTCAGAGTGTTCGGGGGATCTCGCCACCGAGGATTTCGCCAACCAGCGATTGGGACAAGGACCCGACTCTTCCCGGTTGGCTAGACGATCTCATTCGAGATGGCATGCCTCAAGGCGAGCGGTCTGAGGCATGTTGGAAAGTCATGAAGAAACTGATCGTCAAGCAGTGGTCGGACGAAGATATCCGTGCCGCCTTTGACGGCGGTAAGATCGGCGAGAAAATGAGAGAAATGAGGAACGGAGACAAGTGGTTCAAGAACAGCCTAGCGAAAGCACGAGCGACACTCTAGTCGAGGCAGGCGAAGCGTATGCCTCGGCACACCGCGCTCATGCAGAGGCCTTTGTCAGGTACAGGGCCTCCGACCCCAAGAGGACAGACGGTCAAGCGCGAGCGATGGCCGACCTCGACATCGACGTAACAGGAGCTATGGTCCGCTGGACCGTGGCCCAAGCCCAAGCGCAGCTTCGACTTGTGGAGATCGAATACCGCATGTTGACACTGCAGATCGCCGGAGCCCGCAATGCCTTTGAACAGCCCAGCTCGACCACCTGGTCGCACGACTAATCTAGCCGCTGCGGCTCAGGCCGTCGAGCGAGTCTTTACCTCCAGGTCTGCGCTTATCGCAGCCTTTCTTTTGGGTCTAGTCATCGGACGGGGGTGGTGAGATGCCCGACCTGTCAGTCGACCGAGAGCGGGAGGCCGAGGAAGGGCCCTCGGTCCTGGAAGAACCCAGTGCTGATGGAGGGCAAGACGTGGAGGGTCCACGAGTGCCTCTCGTGCCAGAGGATTTTCATAAGCGTCCAGGTAGCACTATCGAGTCAGGACGCGGGCCGGTGGGCGGAAGCTTTCGAGCCCGCGATCCCGCTGCCGAATGGCTCGACCAGCACGCCAGAGACGAAGCCCTCCTCCGACCCGCCAACGAGCGTATCAGGGCAGTAGCCAAGGCTCGACGGGCTTCCGGCATCCTGACTAGGCATCAGGAAGATGAAATCAGAGCATGGGAAGTACCGTTGTTCGATGACGAGTAGCGTGCAAGCGTGACTTCCGGAGTCGACAGGCACGACTGCACTTGGTATCCTGTATCTAGGAACGAAGCCGGCGAGCCGGCACTGTGGGCCTGCGGAGTTCGCTGGCGCTGCATAAAGACTAGGTCCCTGGTCAGGGGCCAACCACCGCAGCCACAGATGCAACCGCCGACGACTGGGATCTGGGGGGACCAGGCGCCGGCACGCAGGCAGCCTGCGAAATCAATCAGACCCGTTCGGAAGCCATCTAAAGGCAGGCGGAGAAAGTAAGGGAGGAGCTTTATGAGACTACCAGAGATCCTAATCGGAGCGACGCTGGCAGCACTGATCTGTGTGCTGCTTGTACTTACTGTCGCATCCGGCGCACTGGGCGCTCCTAACAAGGCACGGGAGTTCGCTAAGTTCACCAACATCACGCTCGAACTAGACGCTGAGATCGACGCATACGGCGAAGAGTTCGAGAAAGATAACGATCGCAGCGGACTCACCCAGCTCACCGCCGACCACATCAACCGCGTCCTCAATATCCAGACAGCCCTACTCCTCGACTCTGACCCGCACAGTTGCTTTTCCTCGGCGTATTGGAACACAGTCGGTTACATCGACGCCATCGTCCTATCGCAAGGCATGTTCCTTGCCTGGAGCGTACAAGTGCTCGGAGTCACTGCCTCTGAGGCCACGATCGAACGTGTATTCTCATTCGCGACCTACTCTGAAACCCTGTACGTAGAGTCATTCAATAAGGCACTCAAGAAGTGCGGATCACCCAAGAACTTTACCTACGCCCCGACCTCGCACGCCACTGACTCAGACATCCCTATCATCCCACCAGTGCAAGGTCCACCAGTACCGACCAACACACCGACACCGATAGCAGACTGATGGGTACGCCATGCTCATGCGACAACTGTGGAAAAGACTCAGCGATCCAGCAAGCCCGTGAGGAAGGTGCTACAGAGGAATACGAGCGCGTAAAGAAGTACGTGATAGACGAGTTCGGACTCGAAGACTGGACCGCTATCGAAAACCTAATGGCAATCGGACAACACGAAGGAGAAAACTAATGCGCTACATCGCTTTCGTACTCGCCATCGCAGTCATCGCAGTAGCGGGGCTCATCTTGTCACCAGCCACGCACGCAGGCTAGCGCCTGATCGACAAAGAGAAAAGCCCCGGACCAATAAGGTTCGGGGCTTTTCTTCGCTCGGGTCAGGTCATTCGTTCGTCCTTGCTACTACCAGACAGCAGCACTTCGTCTCATTGACCAAGCACAACTGCCCCTTCCTGAACGGTCCCGGCGTGGCGTCGTGGTTGGGGTGAGCGTCGATGGTCTGGGCAAGCATCCTCAATTGAACCTCGCCCATCGTCTTGATGGCCGCGAGGTAGCCCAGGTGGTACGATCTCTCGGTTGCTAGGCTTGCTTCGGCCCCCCGGTACAGGCGGGCGTGCCTGTTTTGCAATGCGCCCATGTACTCAGCGGCACGCACGTACCCAAGGTGCCGGAACTCCATGCTCTGGAGCTCGGCGTATCGTGACCGGTCAACTACCATCTCGTTCTGTTCTAGGTATTCCTTTCGGCTCATTTGTTGCCTTCGCTGTAGTCCCAGTTCCAGGTAGCGATCCACGGGGTCTTCTTGTCGTCACGAGTGCCAACCTCACTGTGGTTAGGTGGGAAAACCGCCGCCTCCTCGAAGTATGGGTCGCGCTGAACTGCCGATACCTTTGGCGGCGCTCCGGGGCACTCCCCCGAGTCATCGTAAGCCAGCCCGTAGCCATCGAGTGACTCAGCGAAGTCGATCACGAGGAAGCCCTCACACTCTGAGCACCGGGCCAGCCATGCAGCAGGTGCGGCATCATGCCACCCCTGTTCCATGACGTGACCGCGCTCGATAGCCTCATCGCGGAGCCCTGAGAACCTTATCATGGAGCTCGCCTCTGCGGCTATGGCTCGAGCCCCGTACGGGTTGTTCATCGGTTTGATCCTTTCTTCGCTCGCTTCACTATGGCGTTGAAGACGTGCTGCGTCCTGCGGTCGCCCTTCATCCTCCGCTCCTGGGCCTCGACGAGGCGCTTGCGCTCCCGGTCTGCGGCCCGCCGGCGCACCACCATTGCCTGATGCTCTCGCTCGCCGGGGTTCATTCTTTCTCCTCCGTGAACATAAAGGCCGGAACTCCATGCTCTGGAGCGACGTGACCGCGCTCGGCGGCATCATGCCACCCCTGTTCCATTCGCAGCCGGCATCTTGTATCTCTACTATGCTCCGCGATATGCCCTGCCCGCCCGCGCAGTCGCAACAGTACATCGGACTCGGCATCGGACGCGACGTCATACAGGTCTGCGATAACCTTTTCGACCTCGAGCTGTATGAGTTCAACCTTTTCGACCTCGAGCTGTATGAGTTCGCGGCCCTCGTCATCTCGGCGGGCTCCCGTCGTGTATGCGCTGTATGGCAACAGGATGCCAGCCACCCGGCCCCGCGCGTCGTCTGCGTCATCGGCCCTGATGTGAACCTCTACGAGGTACCCCTTGGGTTGTTCAGGCTCAGGCGCAGCCGACGCGCTCGACTTCGTCGATAGCAGCTCGTCTTGCATGGCTTGGTATGTCGCATAGCGGATGTTGTTCATGTTCTCAGTTTCCTCGGGTGTCATCTAGTATCCGCGCTCCCAGTTCGCTGTTTTGAGGGCGATATCCCCGATGGCATCGTCGCCAAGCTCGGCGATGATGAGGCTGGCCCGGCGCCAGACCGCAGCGCCATCAGCTACCTGCTCAGCGATAACGCCGACCAAGTCTTCGTCCAGGTGCTCGGGGCCTATCAGTTCCTGGATGCTGCCGTTGGCAGCAGTCGGCGGCTGCTCGGCGATGATGTCTTCGAGGGCGGTTTCCAGGATGCCGCGATAGTCGGGCTCGAAGATGTACAGGCCACATGAGTCACAGGCCATTCCGTGGGTCTCGGTGGCGTCCACCGAGTGCAGGGGCGAGGCCTTCGTGACTTCGCCACCATCGCCGACGACTGCGAATGTGTGGCCAGTGCTGTTATACAGCACCTCGCCAGCACACTTGTCATCGTTGTGAACTAC